TACCTTTCGGCTATGAGGTACATCCAGAGAATGAAAAGCTCCTAGTTCCTATCCCTGACCAGCTTGAAGCGTTAGAGCTTGCAAAGCGTCACTTAAAGCAGTACTCTTTTAGAGATGTATCTCGCTGGCTTTCTAAACAGACAGGCCGTTACATATCACATATGGGCCTAAAGAAGAGAGTTGAAATTGAGCGAAGACGTAAAAAAACTGCTGCAATTAAACGCAAGCTTGCCAAGCGCCTCGAAGAAACGCTACACGAGATCAAAAAACTCGAAGAGCAAAACATCGGAGCCTACTCCATCACAGGAGGGGAAGACACCTAAGCAGGTTGAAACCGTTTACGCTGAAGTTAAATCTGCAGAGTATAACATCGAAGATGCACAGGACGTTGTATTCAAGCCTAACGCAGGGCCACAGACAGCCTTTCTAAGCTCCTCTGAGCGTGAAGTACTCTACGGGGGTGCTGCGGGTGGCGGAAAGTCTTATGCGATGCTTGCAGACCCCTTACACGGCCTCAATGACCCTAACTTCTCTGGTCTGCTAGTACGACATACTACGGAAGAACTACGAGAGCTTATCCAGAAGAGCCAAGAACTATATCCTAAAGCTATTCCTGGCATTAAGTGGTCAGAGCGTAAGTCACAATGGACTTCACCTCGTGGTGGTAGACTCTGGATGTCTTACTTGGATAAAGACTTGGATGTTAACCGCTACCAAGGTCAGGCGTTTAACTGGATTGGCTTTGACGAACTTACTCAGTGGGGTACGCCTTACGCTTGGGACTATATGCGTTCACGACTACGTAGTGCCAGCAAGGAGTTAGGTTTGTACATGAGAGGTACTACTAACCCTGGTGGCGCTGGGCATAGTTGGGTTAAGAAGATGTTTATTGACCCTGGTCCTGCTAATAAATCTTTCTGGGCTACAGACATTGAGTCTGGTGAGACTATTAGGTTCCCTGTAGGTCACAGTAAAGAGGGTCAGCCACTATTTAAGCGCAGATTTATCCCTGCAATGCTATTTGATAACCCCTACCTAGCAGACTCTGGCGACTATGAAGCCATGCTTCTGTCTCTACCTGCACACCAGCGTAAGCAGCTTCTAGAGGGTAACTGGGATATTAACGAGGGTGCAGCGTTTCCTGAGTTTGACAGGAACAAGCATGTAGTAGAAGCTTTTGACATTCCAGAGTCTTGGCCTCGGTTTAGAGCCTGTGACTACGGATACGGTTCTTACACTGGTGTTCTGTGGTTTGCTGTATCACCTTCTGAGCAGCTTGTTGTGTATAGAGAGTTGTATTGTTCTAAAGTTACCGCTTCTGATCTAGCAGATATGATCTTAGACTTAGAAGCACATGACGGTAAGATGCTATATGGCGTACTCGACTCTTCTCTCTGGCATAACAGGGGTGATACTGGACCTAGCCTTGCAGAGCAGATGAACATGAAGGGCTGTAGATGGAGGCCTTCTGATAGATCTAGAGGTTCTCGTATCTCAGGTAAGAACGAAATACACAGACGTTTACAAGTAGATGAGTACACAGAAGCCCCACGTCTCGTATTCACTAGCAATTGTACGCATACTATAGCTCAAATCCCATCTATACCTCTAGATAAGCGTAATCCAGAGGATGTAGATACAAACTCAGAAGATCACCTCTATGATGCCTTGCGCTATGGTATTATGACTAGACCACGCAGCAAAAGCATATGGGATTACGATCCTGCAACACAACGCACTGGTTTTCAGGCTAGTGACACAACATTTGGATACTAAGTATGGCAGAAAATGATGAAATGATGTTCGAGACGGACGATGTTGTTGCAGCAGAGGACGGTAAGGACACTCTATTTACAGCAAGTAGTGTAGTTTCATACGTTACTGACAGGTTCACTAGAGCAGAAGACGCTCGTCTAGGCGATGAAGAGCGTTGGCTTAGAGCTTATCGCAACTATCGTGGCTTGTATGGTCCAGATGTTAAGTTCACTGACACTGAGAAGTCTCGTGTGTTTGTAAAGGTAACTAAAACTAAGACACTTGCTGCTTATGGTCAGATCATTGACGTACTGTTTGGTAACAACAGGTTCCCAATGAGTGTAGATCCTTCTATTCTACCTGATGGTGTCGTAGAATCTGCTCATATCAACATTGATCCTAATGCGGAACAGGCTGGTGACGCCCTTAAAGCTGTTACCTCTGATCCAGCATCTAAGCCTTACTTGATTGGCCCAGATACTAAGCTTATGCCCGGCGAGACACTTACTTCATTGAAGGATCGTCTTGGCCCACTAAAAGAAAAGCTTGCACCTATTTCTGATAAGATCATTGAGGGTGTAGGTACTACAGCTACTACTGTAACATTCCACCCAGCTATGGTTGCAGCTAAGAAGATGGAAAAGAAGATCCACGACCAGCTTCAAGAGTCTGGCGCTTCTGTTCACCTTCGCTCTATGGCGTTTGAGATGGCTTTGCTTGGCACTGGTGTTATGAAGGGTCCATTTGCTGTAGATAAGGAGTATCCTAACTGGGACGAAGAGGGCAACTATGAGCCTCTCATTAAGACTGTACCTGAGTGTAGTCATGTCTCTGTATGGAACTTCTACCCAGACCCAGAAGCATCATCAATGGCAGATGCAGAGTATACTGTAGAGCGTCACAAGATGTCTCGCACACAGCTACGTGCATTGAAGTCTCGCCCATACTTCATGAAAGAGGCTATCGGTACAGCTATTGATAGAGGTGCTGACTACATCCAGAAGCACTGGGAACAGGCTATGGAAGATGCCTCTACTCAACCAGAGTCAGAGCGTTGGGAAGTCCTAGAGTTCTGGGGTTTTGTAGATGTTGATATTCTTGAAGAGAATGGCATCAAGATCCCTAAAGAGTATAAAGATCTTGATGAGCTTAATGCTAACGTATGGGTGTGTAACGGCGAAGTGATCCGTCTTGTGCTTAACCCATTCAAACCTGCACGTATTCCTTACTACGCCGTACCATATGAGCATAACCCTTACAGCTTCTTCGGTGTAGGTATTGCTGAGAACATGGACGATACTCAGACGTTGATGAACGGCTTTATGCGTATGGCTATTGATAACGCTGCAATGTCGGGTAACTTGATCATTGAAGTAGATGAGTCTAACCTAGTTCCAGGACAAGATATGTCTATCTACCCAGGAAAGATCTTCAGGCGTCAAGGTGGCGCTCCAGGACAGGCTATCTTTGGTACGAAGTTCCCTAACGTAGCACAAGAGAACATGCAGCTTTTTGATAAGGCTCGTGTACTGGCTGATGAGTCTACAGGCTTCCCTAGCTTTGCACATGGTCAGACTGGTGTGTCTGGTGTAGGTCGTACTGCTTCTGGTATCTCTATGCTTATGTCTGCAGCTAACGGTTCTATCCGCACTGTAGTTAAGAACGTAGATGACTACCTTATCAAACCACTAGGTAAGTCTTTCTTTGCATTCAACATGCAGTTTGACTTTGATCCTAGCATTCGTGGTGACTTGGAAGTTAATGCTTCAGGTACAGAGAGCCTCATGGCTAACGAAGTACGCTCCCAGCGCTTGATGCAGTTCTTGCAGGTAGCACAGAACCCTGTCTTGGCTCCTTTCGCTAAGATGGACTACATCATTCGTGAGATTGCTAAGTCTATGGATCTTGACCCAGCTAAGGTTACCAACTCTATTACTGATGCAGCTATTCAGGCAGAGATCCTGAAAGGGTTCCAATCTGCACAGCAACCTCCTGCAGGTGGCCCAGCGCCACAGGGACAGGGTCCACAAGGCGTTCAGGACTCTTCTGGTGGGGGTGGTTCACAAATAGGTGTAGGTAATGCTCCAGCACCAGGAGAAGATGGGTTCAGTGGCAATGTCGCTTAAAAAGCTAGTCAATGATAAAGCTATCTGGGATGCGCTTATTGAGGAGTTAGATGGGCGCATCTCTGGTACACATAAAACCTTAGAGAGTTTGACGGATACTTCTGAGATATATAGATGTCAGGGTTACATCCAAGCTTTACGGAAACTAAAATACTTGAGGGATGTAGTCAATGGCTGATGATACGGGTGTAAAAGACCAAATGACTGGACTATTAGGTAGTACTGAAGAGGAGTGGTCAAACTATACGAACAAACTTGCTTCTGAGTCTGAACCCCTACCAGAGACTACCTTTAGAGATGTAGCTACCTTCGTTGGTGAGATGACACCTATTATTGGTGATGCTATGGCAGCTAAAGATGTTTATGATGAGCTTAACAAAGAAGAGCCTAATTATTACTTAGCAGGGGCTTTAGGTGGGGCTACTATTGTAGGCCTTGTCCCCGGCTTAGGTGATGCTGCTTCTGCCGCCATTAAGAAGGGTGCTAAAGAAGTATTTGATGTAGCTAAGCGGGTAGAGGTCAATCCTAATGCTATGGGTTCTATGGGTGGTAACATCTCCTTGAAACCCAAAGAGGCAGACCTTCCAGATATAGAATTACCTCCCGCTGAAAATGCAGCTAGAACACAGATTGCAGGTACGTTACCTACATATAAAAAAGCAGACACCCTTTTAAATGATGCAGTAGGGGAGGGTAGAACTCTAGACTTTGGGGCAGGATTGGGTTTATCTAAAAAAGAGCTAGGCTTTGATACATATGAGCCATTCCCAAAAGCAGACTTTACACCTGATTTTATTTCTCCAGAAGATATTCCATCTAACTCATACAAAAAGGTTACAAACCTAAATGTTCTAAACGTAGTACCTCGTGAGGTTAGGGATGGTATCGTTATGGATATTGGCCGTATTCTTGAACCTAATGGTGTAGCTGTAATAACTACTCGTGGTAGAGATGTAATGGCTGCTAAAGGTACTCCTGGACCTGAGCCTATGTCTATCATTACATCTATGGATACATATCAAAAAGGTTTTACTCAGCCTGAACTTAGATCCTATATAACAGAGGTTTTAGGTAATGGTTTTGAAGTAGCAAACAACAAGCTTGGTGCTGCTGGTGTTACAATACGTAAGCTACCTACAGAAACTAATGATACAGGATTCGCTGAAGGTGGCCTTGTTAAAAAGAGACAGCAATATGCAGAAGGTGGATTAACAATGGATGATCAAATGGAAACAGTGTTTAAATCCTCTAGAGCAGAAGTAGATCCTGTGTCTGGTAATGAAGTACCTCTAGGTGCTAGGCCTGAAGAGGTTCGTGATGATATCCCAGCTAACCTCAGTGAAGGTGAGTATGTTGTACCTGCTGACGTTCTACGTTACTATGGTGTTAAGTTCTTTGAAGATCTCCGTATGCAAGCTAAGCAAGGCTGGCAAGAGCTAGACGAAGGTGGTCGTGTAGGTGGTGAACCTTCAGGTATGGAAATGGGTGAAGACGAACTTCCATTTGATATCAGTGAGTTGCAGACTATTGATGATTCACAGATGGGTGAACAGCCTGAGATGAACATGGGTGGTTACATTAAGGGTTATGCTGATGGCGGTGTAGTAGACGTTGATATGACTGCACTACAGGAAGAGTTTCCAGATGCATTTACGACTGCTGGAAAAGGTTCTGGGCAAGAGTATCGCACTTACACCAATGCTGAAGGTATGACACTCTCTGTACGCTTTGTGAATGGTAAGCCTATGTCATCTATCCCTGCAGGTTATACAGCTTCTGGTGAGACTGCTGCTGAAACTGCTGCACCAAAGCGTGAACGCAAAGATCGTGACACTCCTACCCAACAACAGCCTGTAGAACGTAAGGACTGGGCTACTGCTGATGCTTCTGAGTTCGGCACTTACCTTGATCAGAAAGATAGCCTATTAGGCAGAGGCGTTAGAGCTATTGCTGGCGGTATTAACCCTCTTATGGGCGCTCTTATTAGTTATGCAGGTAACGCAGAAGACAAAAGAGTTATGGAAGCTCTAGATAACCGCCTTGCAGCTATTACAGACCCTAAAGATCCAGAGTATAAAAAGCTTATGGACATGAAGTCTAGATTTACTGCTGCTAATGAAAAAGATACAATTAAAGATAAAGTAGTACGTGGTACTGGTATCTATGGTGGCGGTAAGAGCATGACTGATGGTCTAGTTGATACCAGCGGTGATGGTAAGACGAACTTTGGTGATACATATCTTGGTGACTTGCTCGGCTTCGACGGCTCTATGGGCGTAGACGCTAAAGATAAAGATGGTAACAAGATTGGTATTACTGAGTCTGTTGGCGGTGGCAGAAGAGATATGACTAATAAAGACACATCTCCAGCGCCTACACCCCCTGCGTCATCACCTGAAGCTGCTACTGCAACAAGCGGGTCTGCCCCAAAAGTCACAACTACTTCAATTCCAGAGAGCTACGACGATAAAATTAGCAGAGGTGGCGGCTTCATGCATGGCGGCTATGTCAGCAAGAAGTCTAAAAAGAAGTAAAACTACCAAACAAAACCAACTATAAGGCTACCCAGCAATAGTGCTGGCCCCACATAAAAGGACTACAACATGTCAGAAGCACAAATGAAGACTGATTCAGTTTCACATCGCCGCAACCAAGCTCGTGTAGATCGTGACGAGGCTGAACTACAAGCACTTCTAAAAGAGAGTGGCTTAGTAACTGAGGAAGAGACAGATGATAGCGTACAGCAAGAAGCCCCAGAAGAAACTGAGGAAGAAGCCGTTGTTAGCCAAGAAGCCATCCCCTCAGAAGAGCCAGAGCAAGAAGAAGCCTCAGAAGAAGGTCTAAGTGCAGAAGAGAAAAGCTTTAAGAAGCGTTACTCTGACATTCGTAAGTACATGCAAGAGAAAGACACAGAGTATAAGCGTGAGATTGAAGCACTCAAGACACGCCTAAGCAACTCTTCACAAACCTCTCTTGAAGAAGTTACCACTAAGGAAGAGATTGAGGCTTGGGCTAAGCAGAACCCTAAAGCTAACGCCCTCATTCGTGCCTTGGCTGAAGAACAGACTACTGAGAAGATGAAAGGCTTGGAAGGTCGTGTCAAAGAAGTAGAGGCTATGCGTACTCAGGCTCGTAAAGAGAAAGCTGAAGCTACGTTACTCTCTATGCACCCAGACTTCGATAACATTCGTAATGATGATGCATTCCATGACTGGGCTAAGGAACAGCCTAGCTGGGCGCAGACAGCACTCTATGATGAGCCTGACGATGTTAAGTCTGTAGCTCGTGTGTTGGATCTCTACAAGGCTGACAAGGGTATCAAGACTAAGAAGCCTAGCGCAGACAAAGAGGCAGCATCTTCTGTTAAGTCTCGTCGTAGTGTAATTGATACAAATGACTCCTCTAACTACCTCTCTGAATCAGCAGTAGAGAAGATGAGTATTAAAGAATATGAGAGCCGCATGGAGGAAATCTTCAAAGCGCAGCAATCAGGAAAGTTTATTTACGATATGAGTAAAAGATAGTTGACAATACTTTAACCATAAGTAAAACTAAGGGCATACACAGCTATGAAGTTTGTGTATGCTTTAACACTAAGCACAAACTCCCACATAAAGAACTACCTCCTATTATAGGCCCAGCGCTAAATGGACGGCCATCCTGATAGCAACGCTGACTACCCTATTAAGAAGAGCCTCTTTCAAGTGGATATGTAGTGTCTCCCCTCTAAGCCACATATATCTTTGAAAGGATTTCACAATGGCTATTACATCTGCATCTGGCGGCTTCAACGGAGCCTGGTCCCCAGTAATCTACTCGAAAACAGCACAGATTGCACTTCGCAAGTCCGCTGTTACTAACGCAATCACCAACAACTCTTACTTTGGTGAAATCTCCAACCAAGGCGACACTGTTCGCATCCAAAAAGAGCCAGACGTAACAGTCACAGCTCTGCAGCGTCACACATCCATCACTGCTGAGCAGTTGGATGACACAGACTTCTCCCTGACAATCGACAAAGCTAACTACTTCGCATTCAAAATGGATGACATCGAAGAGCAGTTCTCGCACGTTGATTTCACACGTATGGCTTCCGACAAAGCAGCTTATAAAATGGCTGACGCAATGGACGAAGAAGTATTGGGTTACTTGTCTGGTTACGCTGGTGGTGCTGGTGCTTGGGCTGCAAACACTGTAGCTTCTGGCGACAAAGCTAATGCTGCTGCTGGTGCAGACGAGCTTCTTGCTGCTAACAAGCTTGATGCAACTGCTTTTGGTAACTTGACCATCTCCACTACAGCTACTGCTGGCGATGCTATCCCATTGGCTCCACGTCTTCCAGGCGCAACTGCGTTGTCTTCTTCGACTGTTTCCCCATTGACTGTACTTGCTCGTATGGCTCGTAAGATGGACACACAGAACGTAGACGCTCGTGGTCGTTGGGTTGTACTTGATCCAGTGTTCGTAGAGATGCTGAAAGACGAAGATTCCCGTATGCTTAACGGCGACTTCGGTGGTGCTGGTCTCCAGAACGGTTTGATCCTCAACAACATCCACGGCTTCCGTGTATATGTATCCAACAACTTGCCATACCTCGGCACAGGTGCTGGTACTAACGGTACTGCTGCACAGTCCACAGACTATGGTGTTATTGTTGCTGGTCAGGACGATGCTGTTGCTTCTGCTGAGCAGATCAACAAAGTTGAGTCTTACCGTGATCCAAACAGCTTTGCTGACATTGTACGTGGTATGCACCTCTATGGTCGCAAGATCCTGCGTCCAGAGTCGCTCATTGTAGCTAACTACAACGCTGCTTAATCCACTTAACTTAGGGGCTGGCATTACGCTGGCCCCTTTGTGCCTTTAACATAGAGGACATCACAAGATGGCTATTACAACTGCAATGTGCAACAGCTTCAAGCAAGAGCTTCTTGGTGGTGTTCACGACCTAGATACAGATGCTATTCGTATCGCTCTAATCAAAGCTACCCCTACTGGCTCTTATGCTGGTTCTACAACTAATTATAACAACGTCACAGTAAATGGTGATGAAGCTGTCGGTACTAACTACGTAACAGGTGGCAACACTTTGTCTAGCGCAGTTATTACTCTTGACGGCTCCACTGCTATTGTTGACTTTGCTGACACTACTTGGTCTTCGGCAACAGTATCTGCATCTGGTTGTATCATCTATAATGCAACTAAGGGTAACGCTGCTATTGCTGTTATTGACTTTGGTGGTATTAAGACTTCTACAAATGGTGACTTCACTGTTCAGATCCCTGTAGCTGATGCTTCTAACGCTATTGTACGTATTGCTTAATAAGGAACGTCTGCTATGGCTTTAATACTCAAGGATAGAGTAAAAGAAACTGCAACTGTTGAAGGTACAGGATCTGTAACTCTTGCTGGGGCAGTAGAGGGTTTTCAATCCTTTGCCTCAGTCTTGGGTAGTTCTGACACTACGTACTACGCCATCTCTCACCGTAATGCTGATGAGTGGGAAGTAGGTCTAGGTACTTATAGTGCTGGCACATTGGATCGTACTACAATCCTAGAAAGTTCTAACTCTGGTGCTTCTGTTAGCTTTACTGCTGGTACTAAGGATGTATTCATTACACTGCCAGCAGAGAAGGCTGTTGTACTTGATGCTAACTATGACCTAAGCGTAGGCAATATTATCACTACTGGTTACCTTCGTGGCCCAGCAGTCTTTACTATTGACCCTGCTGCTCATGGTGATGATACAGGTACTCTTGTCATTGCTGGTAACCTTCAGGTGGATGGCGTTACTACTACTATTAACTCTACTACTCTCAACGTGGATGATCTAAACCTTACCTTAGCATCTGGTGCAGCTACACCTGCTGCAGCTAATGGTGCAGGTATCACTGTAGATGGTGCTGCGGCTACTATTACGTATGACTCAGCATCTGACAGATGGGTTATGAACAAGGCCTTGTCTGCAGATGTAGTAGGTAATGTTACAGGCCAAGTGTCTAGCATTAGCAACCATAGCACTACAGATGTTGTAGAGGGTACAAACCTTTACTATACAGCTACACGGTTTGACGATGCTCTAGCTACTAAGACTACTGCTGATCTTACTGAGGGTGTTAACCTCTATTATACTGCAGGACGTTTCGACACTGCCTTTAGTGCTAAGAACACTACAGACCTCACTGAGGGTACAAACCTCTACTACACTACTGGACGTTTTGATAGTGCTTTAGCTACTAAGAGTACAACAGATCTCACTGAGGGTACAAACCTCTACTACACTACATCTCGTGCTAATGCAGATTTTGATACACGTATTGCAACAAAAAGCACAACAGACCTAGCAGAGGGTACTAATCTGTATTATACTACATCAAGAGTTGATGCACATGTAAACAAAGCTTTTGTAGACTCACTTAATGTAGATGCAGATACGCTTGACGGCTTAAACTCTACAGACTTTGACCCTGCTGGAAGCGCTCTAGCTTTAGCTATTGCACTCGGATAAGGAATAACTAAATGGCAAACACCTTCGTAAACTACACAGGTGCGGCAGTAGGTACTACACCATCTACAGTCTATACTGTACCAGCGGCGACTACCGCAGTTATGATCGGTATGAACGTAGCAAACGTAACAGCAGCACAGATCACTGTAGATGTGCAGTGTGCAGGTGTTTACCTAGTTAAGGGTGTAGCTATCCCTGCTGGAGCAAGCTTGAGTGTCTTGGATGGTAAGATTATCCTGGAAGCCGCAGATACAGCAGTTGTTACATCTAATACGGCTGCTTCTGTAGATGTTATTATCTCGGTCTTGGAGCAGAGCTAATGAGCAAGCAGACAGA